TCCCACCAATCAATTCTTTCGGCATGCCATCCGTTAGTTCCTTTTTCAGCTCCAGAATATATTTCGTAAAACTTATTACTAGAACCGTTTGGTGTACTAACCATAAAGATTTTTGTTTTTTTACCTGAAGAAACAATAGGTATAACTGATTTCCAGAACTCCTCCATGAAGTGTGGGTCAATAAAGGCAGCTTCATCTATACAAAGAATAGAAGCCGTATCCCCACGAGCTGCTGTCGATGTTGTTGTACTAATACCTATACTAGAACCATTAGCAAACGTAACACCGGTTTTACCGTACTCTTTAACACCTGGCTTAAGATAATTGGGTAGTAATTCATAAGCCATTCTTATTCTTTTAAAAATATTAATAGCTGTATTCTCTTTGTTAGCTACAATAATAACTCTCTGGTCATCAAAGAAGCAGGTATTCCAAAGAGCATAGATTGTAGTGATTGTTGTATTATGGGTTGGTATAAGTTGTTTACCCGCTAAATATAAGCTATCTTCACTATCTACTGTAATGCACCTAACAGGTACACTTTTTACTAGAGTGACTTTTTTAATATAGTGGTAATGAGCTCTCTTTTTACTATTATTAATTTGATCTTCTATTTTTATTCTTTTTGTTTTGAAGGAAAGCTTGCAAACAAATTCTCTAGGCTTAAAAACAATTACACCACACTTACTACACTCAACTCCGTATAGCTTAGGGGTAAACTCTCTATCAGTTACCTTATACCCCAAACTTTCAACAAGTTTTCGAACTTGTTTTATTAATTCTAAATTTGTATTATAAAAGTTCGCATAACCCTTTGTGTCAATATAACCATCAGAATCCATTAAACCTCTAAGAAGTTCTAGTCTTTGCTTACGGGATGATTGAAAGTATATTTCAGGTATATGTTTATTTTTGTAAAGATTTTTTTCCTTTAATATAGAAATAAGACTTTTACTTTTCTTTTTTTCAGTACAAGTTATGTTTACAAATGTACTTTGTTGTTTGTATCGCTTGCAAGCTATTTGATCAAACTGAATACTCTCATTCAAAATATCGACAATTTCTGGTAAGTCTCTGTCTCCGACTGTTATAGTTCCATTATCGCTCGTTCCGTCTCCTAGCCACAGACCGAGTATATAAGGTTCTATAGGTAACTCTTTTGCTTCATTTTGCACACCGAGCATGCTCATGGGTATACGGTGGTTTGGTTCATCACCGTACGTTAAAAGTGTGTTATAGATTTCTTTTGTAGTTCTAACCTGACCGTCTTTTTTAGTTCTTCGGTCATTGCGGTTTTGAGTGAACCACAAGTGTTCTTCATCTGCTACAATTTTTTCACCGTTATCAAATTCAATTTCATAACAATTACGGTTAATTAAAGGTTCATGTGCCTTAAGTACGCGAACAAACTGTCCTTTTGAACCATATATGGTATCGCCGTCTTTTAATTGACCCATTGTGGACCACCCGCTTTTAGTTAAAATAGGGGTATCTAAAGCAAGAGCTTTGCCACATTGACGACTAGCTAAAACGCAAACGAACCTATTGTCTGCTAGAGACTTAAGAGCTTTCTTCTGAGCCTTATATAGCTCAATTTTCATTTTACCTCTGTCGAGGTTTACGATCCAAAAGTGATTCTCAGCAAAGTGTATTATATTTTCTCTACACTTCTTAAGCTCCTTGACCATCTTAGGAGTCCACTCAAATTGAGCATCTTCCTTAGGTACGTTCTTATCCCCTCTATAAAACTGAGATTCATCTATAGGGTTTTCGATTATAACATCTTCGTAAGGATCAGTAAATAATTCTTTTGATTTTGCCACACGGTTATTTAACCCTGGGGACTAATAATTCCTAGCAATGTTGTGCGAAGATGCTCAACCAAAGCGTCTCTATCATGAGGTGACTTAGCATGCATAATAAAGACCTTTTCACCTGTCATATCATATCCAAGAACCATAAATGTGTTTAAAAATTCTGAAACAACAGAATCTAAATGCTCTAGATCTTTTACTCTATGCTTTTTAAGAGCAGCATTATCATAGAAGCGAAGGAACGCCTGTTTAATAACTTCTTCAACTTGTAACCTTTGCTTTTCAGGTAATACTACCTGTTCTGCATCTACCCCACTTAGACCGAACATGTCAGTCTTTTTTTTACGACCTGAAGTTTTCTTCGGGCCGCCTTTTTTGTTTTTATCATCGGCAGCCATAATACATTAATATTTATTTTGCCGAGGTTGTTTTACGGGTGTTATAACCAGGTGCTTTATTATTAATATTATAACGAACTAAATGCTCAACTAGTACTTCAAAAGAGGATGTAGCAATTTTTAACCGTCCGGGAATTCTTTGATCACCATCATGGAGTTCAAAATAAGTGTCTCCAAAGAAAGGCTGATTAACAAAACAAGTGCAAAACACAGAGCTAACACCCGGGTCAATTATAACAGTCCAGGCACGAGGATCAGCTTCATTATACTCAGTGAAGAGTTTGTGAGCGTAGTAGCCTGAGTCCCGAAGGCGCTTTAATGTGTAACCGAGTGTGGATAGTTTGTTTGACATATAAAGATTTATTTGACTATTATTATTTTACAAGGGCAGAAATAATAAATTTTATATCAATTCCGTTTTCTTCAATTTGAAATAAAGTGACCTTAAGCTCATTATTTACCTTTACAGTTAATTCGTTACTTTTAAGACCGGCAAGTAAGCGTATATTTTCTAAATTAAGTGGTAGAGTATTTTTAATAGGTTCTCCAACAAATTTATCAGACACTAAATAGGTTATGTTGTTAATGTTTTGTCTTTCGTAGTCGTTTAATTCAGCATACACCTTGCTGTCCTTTGTGTAAAAATATAGCTTATCAGAATCCGTAGCAATTGAACTACCTCGAAGGACATCGTTGAATTTAGTACTCGGAAGTATAAACCCGGTGTCGTATTTTAACTTTTTAATCTTTTCAGGGTTTACTGGACACCTCTGCATATAACTATCCTCTAAAAGAAAGTAATTAAATTTTTGAGAAGGTGTTTCGTAGCTGATATGATTATCAATTATCGATAAAACTACATTCTCTTCCTCAATACAATCCATTAAACGGATAAACTTTTTAACGTCAGGTAAGTTAATCCGAGGAATACCTTTAATAGGGGTTTCGGCAGTATAAGAAGCTAGCAGTACAATTGAACCGTCTTGAGATGCACAAGTGGTAAAAATTTCCTCATCATTAAAGGAAATAGAAACATTATCCGCTAACTTGCTTATAGGGGTAAGAAACTTCTGTATAAAGCTTTCTTTATTAAAGGAGAGTATATTAGTCACGTTGTTTGTTGAGTATCCTGTCTAATTTGTTATTAATAGAGTATAGATAATCTACAATTAAATCCAACTGCTTAAGAGATTTTTTCTGTGTTGCTTCATCAAGAAAATCAAACGTAAGCTGATTAGGGTCCTGACTTGTAGAGGTCTGTGACGGAACTACAGTCTGTACAGCAGGTGCAAGAGGTAGTTGATCTTGTTGATGTATAGGGAAGGCCATCTCTGCGGCTCTATTAGCCTGTGCAATTATCTGCTGTTGTTGACTTTCTTGATGCTGCTGAATACCAGTTAAGAACTTCTTTGGATCAATTCTTGTAGCGGGACCGGTAGATGACTGTTGAATAGTCTGACTATCAACTTTAGATAATTCACTACCGGCCATTTTAGCTACAATGGCTGCTGCAAGTTGTTCCTCAGTAATCATAAGCTTACGAAACCGCTCCCTTATTGTTTTGAGCAAATTCCACAAACTTGTAAAACTCTGCCCTAGAGTTATCTTTTTCATCTAAGAAAGCACCAGACATTCTAGCAGTTCTCATTGTTGAGTCATGTTTAATACCGCGGTTAGAGCAGCAAGTGTGGTTAGCTTCAATTAAGACAGCTACACCCTTATTCTTTTCACATACGTGATCAATATGCTCATGAATCTGCATAGTTAGATTTTCTTGCACTTGAGGTCTACGAGCAAACCAATCAACAATACGATTAAGTTTTGACAGACCGAGCACTTTACCATTCTTGGCAGGGATATAAGCAA